TGTTTTTCTTCAAGAAGATACCGACCTTGCGGGCGGCAATCTTGACCGCTGCCATGTCGTCAACATTCTCGTTGACCTTCACGGCATCAATGTTGAACTCACCCGTGAGATACACGGCGGCTTCCTTCGCGCCTTCGGTGGTGTCGCAATCTTCGGCAAGCACCGCGTAAACGTCGGTATCAACCACTTCGTCAACGCCGCCCGCAAGGGTCGCACCGCTAACGGTAATGTCGGACCCGCTCTTTGCAAGGGCAATGCTGTTTCCAGCGGTGCCAGCGGCGGCGGCGGTAATGGTGAGAACGCCGGAAGATTTGGACCCGGTAACGGAATCCGGCAGAGCCGCGATAAGGTTGTCAAGGGTCGCGGCAAGGTCCGTGCCGATAAGCACTTCGTTTTCGCCCGGATCGGCGGACTTGAACGTGAGCGTCTTTGTGTCGATGGTCACGGTATCATTTGCGGACGGCTGGTCGGCAAACGTGATAGTGCCGGACGCCTTCACGCCGTCGGTTGTGGCGGCGATCTGTGCGCCGTTCACGTTGACAAGCGAACCGCGCTTGAGATTTTGACTTGCGGCAATTTCAAGAACATCTGCCACGGCGGGCAATTCTTGGTTCGCTGCAAAGAGGTTGTCGGGTTCGTAAGTTCCCAATACTTTGTTCATAGCCATGTTTTAGCCCTCCATCGTTTTGTGCATCTTGGCAAGGCGTTCGTTTGCGCCCTTCAAGAGTTCTGCACGTTCTTTTTCTTCGTCGGTTGCCGTCGGCGTGGCATTAACAGAAGCCGAAGCCGAACCAACGTCGTTAAGTTCTGCGGCATCAGTTTCGCGATTATGTGCCATGGTCGTTTTCTTCGCCTTTTCAGCCTTAATCATTTCGACGGCCAACTGTTCGGCGGTCATGCCCGTTTCGTACTTGGCTTTTGCGACAAGGGCTTCATGACCCGTAAGGGCCATTTCTTCGATTGCCTTGATGCGTTTGTTTTCCTGCATCACGCCCGCCTTGACACCTTCTTCACGGCCTTCGTCGCGAATCTGTTTGTAAAGTTCGGGGTGCTGCGACTTGATTTCTTCAAGAGTCATAGCGACCTCCTTATTTTTGTTTAATATAGAATTTTCTTGCGTTTGTGCAACATTTCCGTTCAATTTATTCAAAAAATCTTCCGGGGCGTTGTCGAAAAAATTCTTCTGAACGGGCATTCCGCCAAGCATTACAACGTTATCTTCAAAGGAATTTGTCACCTTTTGCGTAACGTCCACCTCGTCGGCAAAGCCCTTTGCAACCGCTTCGGGTGCGGTCATGTAGGTTTCATGCGAAATCATTTCGGCAATATCTTCCGCCTTCATGCCCGTTTTCTCTACGTAAATTTGTTTAACCGATTCCTCGATTTTTTCGAGAGCGACCCCCGCTTCCTTCAACTGTTTTGCGGTCATACTGTTTGCGGACAGGCGCGGGGCGTGGACCATAAGCATGGACCCCGTAGGCATAATCACGCGGGCGTTCGGTGCGCTAGTGATAAGCGTTGCGGCACTTGCAGCAATTCCCATGACGAAGATACGGATAGCCCCTTTATGTTGTTTCAAAAGGTTAAGGATCGCTATTCCAGCAAACACGGAGCCGCCGGGAGAGTTCAAGTAAATGTCAAGGGGCTGCGTTTCCTTGACTACGCTCATTGCGTCCTTGAAAGACTTTTCGTCAAAGCCTTCTTCCCACCAACCCCCGCCAATTACCCCGAAAAGGTCAAGGCGTGCTGGTTGCGTCGCGTCGGCTTGCGCCGTTACTTTGTAGAAAAAATTATTCGTCATCTGTTCCACCCTGCGTGTTTGGATTTGTAACTATTTGGCCTTGAGAATCCCTAACAAGTCCGGCTTCACGCCGCATGGATTCTTCACGGGATCGGGCCGCATGGATTTCGTCAAACTTCATTCCCGTAAGTTCCGCTGCTTCGCGTTCCCTTGTCGAGAATCCTTCATCGACACGGACCTTCGCCGCATTCGCTTCCTTGAGCGGGTCAAGTTGTCCTTGAGCGTCACCGTACCAATCGGCCTTGCACCATGCCGCACGTATAGCCGGGTCGTCGAAAAATCCGGGTGCCTTGACGCGCCCCTTCAAGACGGCTTCGGTCAGCCATTCTTCGTAGATAGGTTGACAGAAACCCGAAGCCATCCATTCCCGCCGCATTCTGAACATCTTCCATGCTTCGAGCAAGGACGCGCGGGCGGCGGAGTAGGACGCGGTAAAGTGCTTGATAAGCAATTCGTAAGGCACTTCGATAGCGGAACCAATTTGTCTGCAAATCGCCATCACGAACCCGTCAAAGGCCGTGTTAGGTCTGCCCGGATTTGCAGTTTGAATTTCCTCGCCTTCGTCCAAACTAACAATGGCACCGTTGCCCATTTCGTAGGCGTTCGGGTCCCTCTTGTCAACTTCCATTCCAGCCGGGAACATCGGGGCAAGCGGAGTGCTTGGAGAGTTTGATTTAACAAACACGGTAAACATTCCCGAAATCACCGCCGCCATAAGTTCGGCTTCGGTGTAGCGAGATAGCTGCTTCAAGGCTTCGATCACCGGGGCCAGCAACGGAACGCCGCGCCGTTGTGCAGGTCTTTCAACATCGCACATGATGTGCAGCACATTCTTTCGCCCGGTGGTTCGACCGAACGCAAGCACCCTTTTCCATTCCTGTATGGGGCTTTTAGCGTTCAGCGGTAAAGTAGAACCGGGGTGATACTTCGCCACGTAGTAGGCGACGGTTTCGCCATACGGACCGAGTTCCACGCCGCCCCAAACGTTCTTGCCTACGGGGTACGGCATAGGATCGCAAACGCGGTCCGCTTCGATAAGCCCGATGCACAAGTCATAAGTAACGCCAGCGCGTTTAATGATTGGCATATACACGAAAACGTCACCGCTCATGAGTGCGGACAAGAGAACAAGGCTTTGTAGCTGGTAGAAGTTCTGCCGACGTTCGGCATCGCAATTCACGTCACTTGCAAACAGGTTCCATTCACGTTCTACGTTTTTTCGCCATTCGCGGGCTTCGTCATCGGTAAGGTTCAAAAATTCAGCATCGGGCAACGCGGACAACATTAGCCCGGAACCGACAACGTTTGTTCTAATAGTCTTGAGCGCACCCGCCGCAAAGCCGCCGCCCATGTACAAGTCACGGGATCGGTCGCGCAAGGTTGGCAGGTTCGCGACTATATCATCGTCCGCATCCTGCCCCGAAACGCTCCATCCAATTAAACTCTTTTTTGCGTATGAAGCCCCGTGACTTCCATATCCGGCACCGCCAATAAGCATACGGTCGGCCATTTCGATGCGCTTACGTGCAAGCGTTCTTTTCAACGCTTTTTCGGGAGAAAAAACAGAAATCACTTTATCGACAACGTTCATCATAAATCCCTTGGCACTCCACGGAATACACGCATCCCTTGCCCTTTGCCATCTTCCAGCGCTTCGAGTTCGCCGCGCCAAAACTTGATTCTTGCGGCAATGTCGGACAAGTCGGCACGGGTCAAAGAGCGCGTCCCGATCTTGTACGATTGCCCGGTGGCAACCGCCTTTTCTGCTTCGATCCAAAGCGCGAGCATATCCCGTGCTTCTTCTTTAGTCCACGCCGTAATAGGATGTACGGGCATAAAAAGGGCCTCCAATTCGTCAAAGAATATAGTTTAATTTTTTCTCAAGTGCAAAAAAATTTATTTCATTTACAAGGAAATCCCCTTCGAAGGGGGTCTTTTCGCCCTCGCCGGGGCACTAGCAATGCCACCACGGGCATAAAATTCTTGGAGAAATTCAAAGTTCGGGTTCAAGAGTTCAAGCCCTGCGGTTGCATATATGGCACAATCAAGGGCTTCGTTTCGGTCGCGAATCTTTACAAATTTCATGATGACGCGGCCCTTTTCAAAAGTCTGTACAAAGATTTCTGCGGTAAGTTGTTTGAAAAAATTCTCACTGAATCCAGCCGCTTCCAAAGCGTCATAATGCACAAAGCCGGGGCCTATGTCGTTTATCTTTAAGCGGTTAAACAGGATGGATTTTCCCGAATCAACCCCAAGCGTGAATAGGGTAGCCCCCACCGCGTTATTTTTGGTAGGCGGTGAAATAAACGGAATGCCAATTCCTCCACGCCCCTTTATGGAGAAAACGCGCAATGCTTTACGCTGGGCCGTGTACTTGTAAACCTCGTTGGTATATGTTCCGTCGCCCGAATCGACGCACGTGCAGGAAATGGTGACTTCCGCACCGAGAAATAGTTTGTATTTCTTCTGCAATAGCTGGTCGAGTTGCGCCCATGTTTCCGAACTTTCGGGCGATCCGTAGAATACGCGGTGCTCGATTCCCCAAGATTCCTTCCCGCTCCCCCATGCGTAAACGCTCGCTTCAAGTCGGTCATGCTGCACGTCAACGCCACAAGTAAGAACAAGCGCACCGGGCGGCAACGTGTTCGCCGGGTAGTTTTCCCGCCTATCGTAAAGGCGTTGCCAATCGTCACGCGTTAGTTGTTCGTCCCACACCTCGCCCAATTTTAAGTTGACAAATTCCATTAGTCCGTCCTTGTCCTTATTGTGCGAGACGGTAACAAATTCATCGACAAGTTCATATAAGTTCACCCACGGAGAGCAAAGGGAATTTATATGATAGCCCTTTGTATTTGCGCCGGGATTCTGTGGCACCCATCGACCCAATGCCAATATTTCGGGGTCCGGCCTGTACGCGCCACGGGCAACTTCTTTGCAATGAGGGCAGACTATACGGGCGGTAAGCGGCAGCGATGCGCCGTCCGCGTCCTTGTCCCAAACAACGTACTCCCACTTGTATTCAAATTCACATCCGCAATGCGGGCAAGGCAGCATATAAATTCGCTGGTCGCTTTCAAGATAATATTTCTCAATTTCCGAAGCCCCCTTTATTGTCGGTGTCGATACAAAGATGTGCTTCCTATTGTGAAAGTTTGTCGTGCGCTGGATAGCCAACTTGAGCGGCGAACCTTCCTTCGTAACGCCGTAACGGTCGATTTCGTCCGCCAGCAAAACACGGATAGGGCGCGACGCAAGCCCAGCCGGAGAGTTCGCACCGACAAGGGCAATGTAGCCGCCCGGATAATGTTTCATGCGGATCGTGGTAGATTTCTTGCGGCTTGTCCCGCGGCCTTCCTTGCCTTCCTCCAACTTGTCTTTAAGCCCCGGCGAATATTGGAACGTAGGCTCGATGCGCTCTTTCGAAAAGTTTTCCGCCGCTTCGATGGTAGGTTGCAAGAATAGTTGCGGCGCGGGTTCTTGGTCCACGTAATAGCCCATGATGTTGAGTAACGCTTCGGACTTTCCCACCTGCGAAGAAAACATCATTACGACGCGCTCCGTCACCTTGTCCGTTGCCGCGTCCATCGGTTCCCGCAAATACGGTACACGGTCCGTGCGCCAATCCCCCGGCTCCGGCGAAGTTCCGGGAGCAACATAGCGGAACTTGTCCGCCCATTGTGACCCCGTTAATCGGGAACGTGGGCGGCATACCTTGAAGAATGTTTTTCCCCAATCATTCGCCATCGCCATGAGCCTTTACAAATTTTGATTTAGAAAAAGAAATGAGTGCATCCTGTATGGCATCAGTCATTACTTCTTCAATCTTGCGGGCGGGCTGGTGTTCGCATAAGGCCGAAATCCTTACGGGAATCGAGGTCAAGCGTTCCAGGACTTCGGCGGCAACCGTGGCCGCGTCCGCTTCCACATCTGCACGGGTTACAAGTTCGCCTTTTTTTAACTTATATTCAATTTCGCGCAACTTTGCTTGATAGGTCTTTTCAGCAAGTCGCGCTTTGTTGAACTGCGTCGTAATGTCACGGGCGGAAATCAGTTTTTCAGAAGTCAGTTTCGGTGCTGGTTCCGTCGCTTCCTCGCCATCTTCGGGCGGATCATCGTCGGGCAACTCTTTTATTTTCTTTGGGCTTTTCCGTTTTTTCGGGGCGCTCTTTTTTTTCTTCGGGTCCTTTTCCTTCGGTTCCTTTTTCTTCTTTCTGTTTTCGTAAGCGATAAGACCTGCATCAAGGGGAATGCTGCCGTCTTTGTTTTGCGGCATCTTCCCGGCCTTTATTAAATTCAGAATTAGTACATGGGAGCATCCCACTTGTCGGGCAAATTCCCGAACGCCTATGCTTTCACCTTTCGCCATTTTTTTAACTCCTTATGGTCAACATATTACCGCTTTCCACATGAGGAATTAACTGAAAGGCGGTGCGTCAGTTGTAAATTTATAAAAAAATTTTGTTACCATTACCAAAAAAAGTTACCATTACCACCGAAGGCCACAAAAAAAAGTGTCAACAAATCTTTCCACATTTTCAACATTTTTTGCACAAGTAGAAAACGCCCCGAACCGTTGGGGCGTCTAGTTTAGTTTCACATCTGTAAATATTTTTTCGGGGAAAATCCAGCGCATAAAAACACGGCTATTTTTCCACAAATAAAAAAGTGGCGTTTTTGAGCAAAAAACGCCATTGTTACCGCTTTTTTGTCTATGCAGCTAGACAAAAAACGGGCTCGCCCCGACCCGCTAGGCCCCCTCCCCCCTTGGGAGGACCCGAACCGGGGGGGGTGCAACCGCCGCCGCCATGGTCGGGAGGGTGCCCGTCACCGTTCGCACGTTACTACGCATCCAGCGGCCTTCCTTGCTCTTGTGCGCGTCCTTTTGAGTTGATACAAGGCGGAAGCCCTGCGAACGCTCTTGCGCCTTATACGCGCTTTGTGCGCGGTTGCTGCTGGACCGCACAACCAACACTCCAGCATTCGTATTCTTGTTCTACTGAAATAATTCCGTTGGCATTCGGCCCCAAGTGGCAGCAAGTAAACGAAATGGCATCCACGCACATTATATCGGCTTTCGTGACGGGGCGACCGCATTTTCTACAAAAGCCCACAACATCGGATTCATCAATTTTTTTGTCATTCCGCAAATCGTAGCAATCATTTTTTTCATCCGATCCAAAATATATTCGTGCTTGCTCTTTATAATTTGCGGCAAAAAAGAAAGTTGCATATTAAAATCCTTTTTTTTTACTCATTCTGTTACATATAGAAAATAAATAGCATTTTTCATTATGGAATCCTGTTTTTGATAAATTAAAATATTCCGATTCTTTTATTTCCCTTGTTCGGCCTTTTACGTCAACATAAATTAAACCCCATCCTTTGGGAAGTTCTTTTTCGCTTATTAAATTTTCGGGGCATAAATAATAGCGATAATTTCCCATGCCTTCATCGTTTTTGCGAAATGGCTTCTTTTGATCTGCAAGAAAATCTGAATGAGAAACTTTTACTTCTACAACACAACTATTACAGTAATTCCAACCGATAGCGTCTGGCGTTTCTGAAACTTCCAAACATACCATTTCGCTTACGTGAATAGGGAATTTTTGAAATCTCATATTTTGCTTTTTACTTTTACCAAGCCATTTATATGCAATTTTGCAAAGATTTTTATGATTAAATTCCATACAAACCCCTAGAACGGCAACGGAATAGAACCGCATTTTGGACAATTTCTATATGCCAAAAGAATATTCACATGAGGAACACGAAAAGCGCGGAAAGGAAATCCGCATTCATCGCATTTGAAAATTGAAAGTTTCTTTCTGTTTTTTCGGTTGTCTTTCATGCAAACTCCTAGAACGGCAAAAAGCCGTCTTTATCAACAAATTCACAAGAATTATCTCTTACATAACACCAACTTTGCGGCGGTCTTTTCGGCGGTCTTTTCAAGTTCACATATTGAAGGCCCCACGGTTCATAAAACTTTGTCAGATTCTTGATTTTCCACCCAAACAAATTAAATCTATCACCTTTATATTTTTTCAAATCCTCAAAGGGCACGCATCCAGCATCAATGATTTTTTGCGCATCGGGATGAATATCTTTCTTTTCTTTCGGTTCAGAAAAAACAAGTTGCTCGAAACCGTTCCATATAAAAAAGCCCGTCACTTTTTTTACCGGGGCCGTTTCGTACAAATAAACACATTCAATATTTTCACGCTTCGGAAAACTCTTTCGCCATTCGATAGTTTTCTTGCCGGAATAAATCAGTTCGGCCCACTTCGGCTTTATAGATAAAATAACGTCCATTTTAAATATCCCTCATATAATTCTGTATTAAGCCTTGCAGATTTTTGTCTTTCACCTTCAAGCAAACTATTAGCTACTTCAAGTTTTTTCTCAAGTTCAAAAATAGCACTATCTTTCAAATTATGATGGCGAAAGGCGCAATCGGCAATTTTTCCAATAGGCGTTTTAAGATCATATCCACGGCAATTTTGTGGACTTCTGAAAAATCCACAAATCACTTTAACATTTTTTTCAGATAAAATAACATTGTCCATCATTTTAATTTCCTAGAGCAAACATGCGCACCTGTACAATCAAAGAAACCATTGCTTTTCAAACAATACCAATTACAATCGCGGCATTCTTTGGGTCCATCTTCCTTTTTTGTTACGTGAGTATAATCTATAATCGGTTCAATCTTATGCAGAATGTTCAATTCTTTCATTTTTTCTCTAAGTTGAGACATTTCCGATTCTGTCAAGTACCTAGAGTGCAGTTGACGCGTAAAATTGACAATGTATTTTTCATTGTCTTTTGACGGCAAATCAATCACCGTAATATTGTCTAGGTTGATAATCTTATCGTTAATTTCTACAAACATAATTTTATTACCTCCTGCAATTCGGCTCCCCGCCCTTGGATTCGGGAATCCAATTTGACTTGTGGTTCTCTATCGCCTCGCGGATCGCGGGCTGGTTTAAGTAACGTTCAATGTCACGTCTTGCGGAGTTGAAAAGTTCAAGAGAAGTGTATTTTTCTTGAATTAGCGCATCATGACCATTTCCGCTTAACTCAACAAAATTCGTGTAATCTTTATCTTTAGCGTCTGCCATTTCGCCACATTCCATACACCATGCCGCTTCTACGGCTTTCACACTTTCATTCTCGAATACGGTATTCAACCGACCGTCGCTCCGCACACACCGCAGTCGTGGTGCGGGATAAACGACATTTTTTTTAGTTCTGCAAGCGTTTTCATTCTTTCTTCTCCTTGATATAGTCCAGCGCCTTTTTCAGCATTCTCGGGTGCTTCTTTAGCCAATCTTCGTAACCGGGGTAACGGGAAACAGTTGAGCAAAAAGCGGCATCGTCCCAATTATCAATTTCTGCACGGCGATTAGGGCAATTAGGACCGCATTTGTGCGTATCGCATATTGCATCTTGAATTTTTTCTAGTTCTTCTAACGTCACTTTTACCCCTTTTCGCAACGCTGGATAATTGGATCGTTTTTCATGGCTTTTTCGAGGATTTCGCAAGTACATTTAATGCGAGCACTCATATTTACCTCTTTACTATTGTCCGAAAAAATCTTCCTTTTCAAAACCTTCCATGTGCTTCGCAATTACACACAAGATAAACAAACTGAAACCGCCCACAA